AAGTTCTTGTCCGAAGAGCCTCTTGGAGAGGACATATTTCTCTCCGCTTATGTGTCGATCTCCTTGCACCAGTCCTGGTACCGGACATAGAGCTCGGTGGCTCTGACCCGGACCTTGTCGAAGAGGCATTCATTGGCAAGATGTGAAACGCAGCAGTCGGCCAGGAAGTCGGCCAGGACGTCCTGCTCGGCTCGGTAAGACTCCATCGCCTCCGTCACCTTCCGGGGGTCTTGAAGCCCGTCGCGGCGCCAGTCGACGGCGCCCTGGACGATCCACCCAAGGATTCCGGGGCCCTCCTCTGCGACGAGGATTTCCGACAGGTTCGGGATCCGCTTCTCGGGCGGGATGAAGACCTCGAAGGGGATGAGCTTAATCCTGGACCAGATGCCCTCGTCGCGGCCCTTGATCTCGGGTCTGGCGTTGGCCAGCATCCAGAGCTTGAACGTCACGGCGAACTCGAAGGGGTCCTGGCGCATGAAGCGAGCCTTGATGGTGCGGTCGCCGGTCAGCCGCTTGACGAGGGACTCCGCCATCCGCTCCCCCTTGTCCACCTCGCTGGTGGGTACGAACCGACGGCCCATCAGGTCGGCCAGGGCGGTGGGGTGGTCATTCTGCCCCGCGGCGAGCAGGATCCTCGGCGCGGCCACCGTGGCGTAGTCGTGGAGTATCGCGCGGACGGTGTCCAGGACGGTGTTCTTGCCGTTGCGCCCCTTGCCGTGACAGAGGAAGATGGCCTGGAGGCCGGTGTCGCCGGTCAGGGAGTACCCGAGGGCGCGCTGGATGTAACTGATCATTTCGGCGTCGCCGGCGAAGATGAGCTCGAGGGCCTTTCTCCAGCGCGGGCAGTGGGCGGTGGGTTCGTAGTCGCAGAGGGTCAGCTTGGAGAGCAGGTTCTCCCGGTTATGGGGGCGCAGGTCTCCGGTACGCAGGTCGACCGTGCCGTTGGGGCAGTTGAGAAGCCAGGGATCGCGGTCGAAGTCGCCGGCGACGACGCCGACGCCCGGCTCGGACCACGCCAGATTGATGGTCGCGGCCATGACCTTCTGGCGCTGGCAGTAGAGGGCCCAGCGATAGGTCTGGACGCTCAGGTCATGGTCTCCGGTCTCGGAGGCCTCGATCACGAGCTGGCGGATGGTCTCCTTGGTCCACTGCCAGATGGTGCCCCTTTCAGCCGGATCCCAGCGGCGGCCGTCCCAGGTGAGCCAGATGCTGCGCGAGTGGCAGTATCTGAGGCGGTCGCCGTAGGCGCGGATGAGGCGCTGGGCGTTCCCCCATTCAGTGAGGTTGAAGCCGTTCTCATCGATGGTCACCGGGAGCTTGGGGGGCTCGGGGGGCGGCGCGCTCCAGGTCGGCGCGGTGAGGATGAGGCGCTCGAGCTCGATGCGGCGGTCGGCGGGGGTCCAGTCCTGGGGCAGTCCCTCGAGCCACTGCTCGATGTCATCGCCCTTCGCCTTGAGTCCGGGAAGGGGAAGGATGCGCACCTCGGCGGGTGGATCCAGATCGGTGAGGATCTGGGCGACGCTTTGGGCGTAGTCCTGGCCGTCGATATGGTCCGGGAGGATGACCGCTTTCTTGCCCGCCAGTGGTGACCAATCGGTCTTCAGGGCACTGTTAGCGCCATGCGCCGACGTCGTGCCGACGAGGCCGAGGGTATCGACCAGGCAGGCGCACTTCTCGCCCTCGACCACGATGGCGAGCTCGGCGGCGGTCAGCTTGTTGAGGTTGAAGAGGGGGAGATCGCCGGGGGGATCCCCGACGCGCCAGCCGTCCGCGGACGGGTGGACGGGACGATAGACCTTGTCCGGCTCACCCGCCTTGTCGAGGAAGCTGAAGCGATACATCCGCATCAGCTCGAAGCCATCGGGGTCGGGGTAGACCCAGTGCGCGGTGGGCCGTCCGTAATTCCTGACATAGTACGCGATGGCGGACTCGGGCGATGGGTACGCGCGTCTGGGGGTACTTGGCGGGTGGTCGCGCGGTCGCTTCGGCGTCTCCTTTGCCCTGGGCGGGCGGGCCCCGGCGACGGCAGAGGGGAATAGATGCTTGAACTCGATGTCGAGGCTCCCGGCGATGGCCTGGGCCGTGCACGATGGCTGGCCGTTCTCATGGGCATGGTGGCAATGCAAGAGGACAATGCCGTCCGAGGCTTCCTTGATCGAGAGGTTATGCCTTGATCCCTGGTGAACGGGACAGCGGGATTCCCACCCGCCGCCCCCTGCCGGTCGGGGGTCGAAGCCACCGCTCTCAAGCCGGCCGATGACGAGGTCGATGGGGCGAGTGCCCGAGGTGGTCTTCGTGCCCATCGGCTAGGCCCTCCTCACGGTGTAGACGACGACGTCGCGGCGGAGCCACTTGTCTCCGGGGCGGTAGCGAATGAGCTGAATCTTCTTCTCGACCCGGTCGCTCAGCCGCAATGCGAGCAGGGCGACCTCGATCTCGTCTCTCGCGAACTCCTTCATGCTCGGCGCGCGCTCGATCTCCTCGAGCTCGCAGGCGCGGCCCATGAGCGTCAGGAAGGCGAGGGCGCGGGCCTGAGCCAGCTCGGCTCGGTAGTGCTCTGCGTCCGACACGGGGCAAGACCACGGCTTACAAGACATGGCTCCCCTCCTTTCCCGATGGGTCGAGAGGGAGCGTCCGGCACCGTTTCAGGGAAGAAAGGCTTGTGTACCTGTCATTCCCAAGATAGGATGTGTGCGCATGATTGCTCTTGCCATTCGAAGAGCGATCAGGCACGCCGCCTTTGAAGGCGCGTGAATTCGGCGGGTCCATCGCTGGCTCCTGTTTTTTGGCTGTTCCGAGTGGATTTTGAACCTTCGCGCTCAGATCAGCCCGATGAAAATGGCTAGTGAGACTCCTATCAAGGCATGAGGCTGGAAGGGACCGCTTGGACTGCGCCTCGGTGGTCCGAGCGGTCCTTCAACTTATCCACACATCGGGAACAAGGCAAGCTCACTACCTCACCGAAAGGTGAGACTGATGGCCACCCGAGCGGCACCCGCGCCTGATCGCTTCCGAGTGGATCGCACCACCGTAGGATGGGTGGTGATGGGGCGGGTGCATCGGATCTGGCAACTCTGGGCCGGGCCGTGGAAGACCCAGAAGCAGGCCTGGGACATGCAAGAGCGCTTCCGTCGGCTCTGGGGCATCACCTGGCGACCGGCAGACGAGCACCGCTGGCGCTGTTTCTCGACTCCGAGGCACGAAAGGTGAAACCCATGACCTTCTTGGTAGACGCGAATGCGGGATACCTCGCTTGTTGCATCCGGTGGGCCACGTCGATCTGGAACTTCACGCTCAATGGGGGCATCGGCGGCTGGGAAGCCATCCCGACGGGTGGCACTCCCCTCGCTGCTCACCTCAAGATGCTCCCGCATACAAACACCGTCGGCTCGCTGGCCAACGAATGCGTCTTTCAAGTACCCGACATCGCGGCGACGGTGTCCGGCGCGTGGTGCGCCGTCTTCCAGTGCAGCTCGACGGGGACGCTCTCCGGCAACCCGAGCGACCTGCTCTACCTCGTGCCCATCGCCGCAGGACCTCCGGTCGTGGTCAACGTGGGGGGCGTGGCACGATGATGAAGCGGCTCTCGCAGATGACCGACGCGGAAGTCGCGAGCTACACGGCCGAGTTGACCGCGGCGGTATCGCTCATGATGCCGCGCGAGACGCACTTCGTGCTGATCTTGTCGGATCCGGGAGGCAACACGCTCTACCTGACCAACGGCGACTCCGGCCAGATCGTCTCCGAGCTACGGCGGGGCGTGTGGCGGTTCGAGGAGCAGGAGAGGATTAAGGAGGATCAGCCGGCCTGCCGATAACCGGAACGGGCGTCCTAACCGGAAAGGAGTCCGAGCATGAAGACGGTCAGGATCCGACTCGCACGACCCGCCAGGCAGGAATGCCGGAAGGTGACGTTGATTCTTTCAGCCTCGACCGATACCCGGCTGACCGTCTTGGCGGCAGCGCGCAAGACCGATCGCTCGGCGATCGCCGAGCAGCTCCTCGGCGAGGCCCTCGCCGGCGTCAACGTCGAGGTACCCGAGCACCTCGCCCAGCGGAAGGCAGGCTGACCCTGCCGATCAGTGAAGGCTAACCGCTCCTCACACTGCCGCCTCTGCCGGCTATACTGGCCGATAACCACTTCCGCACCGGGGCAGGGCAGGGGTCACGCCTAAGCCATGAGCAGCCACGACCAGACCGCACGCTGGGGAAGGTTCACCCTCCCGGAGCACTGGGTACGCAAGGAGGGGCTGAACCTGCTCCCGCTCATGAGCCGCGTCGTCGTCTTCGACTGCCGGCTCGACCAGTCCGTCCGCAAGTTCGTCTACCTGGCGATGAGCCCCGACTTCGACGCGATCGATGAGGGAGAGCCGGCCCCCGATTACGAATGGCGGATCCAGACCCACCTCGGCAAGATCACCAAGGTCGAGGCGGAGCGGCTCGTCTAGTCATCCCACATCGCGACGGCCCTGAAGCGCTGGTCGCAAAGGGCGGCATAACCGGCGGTGTGCTGCAAGTTGGCGTGGCCCATCCAGTCCTGTATATAGCGCATCGGGATCCCCCGGTTCGTCAGCTCGAACCCGCAGCCGTGCCGGAGCATGTGCGGGTTGACCGGGAATTTCAGCCCCGCGGCCTGCGCGGCGCGGGCGAGGATCTGGTTGAACCGGTTGCGGGCCATCCGCCCCCCCAGCTCGCTGCGGAAGACGAGTCCGGTCCTATCGCCTCCCAGGGCGCGCAGGACCGCGACCTCGTCCTTTTGCATCGTATGCATCTGCGAGCTACTGCCCTTCAGGCGCTTGACGAACATGCTCCGCCTCTCCAGGTTGATTTGCTCCCATCTCAGGTTCACCAGCTCGCTCACGCGGAAGGCGTGGCGATAGGCGATCAGGATCATCGCCGAGTCGCGCTGTCCGTTGGTGCACCTTCCCCGTTTCTCGCCGGGCTTCAGCTTCCGCAGTTGGCGACCCAGCTTCGCAGCGGCTCTGACGATCCTCATGACCTCATCTTTTTCGAGGTACTTCCGACCTCGCAGCTCGTCATTCTGGGACCTACTTCCAGGCATTGCTCCAACTCCCATGCTGAACATTACGATGCGGTCTGTTTCGCGCTCAGGACGCACAAAGCCTGCATTTTGAGCCCCTGAATTCCCGGCACGCTGAACATTCCAACCAAAATGTTCAGCCTGTGAAAGGCCGAATTCGGCACGCCTCGGGGGGCGTTTCCCTCCGTTTTGAGCCTGCGCCTCGAGGCCGGCCCCGCAGCCTGGCGAAGCCATGAGCCCCCAGTCTGAACACTAGGTCAAACCTCGCTCGCCCTGATTCACCGCCGCCGAACCCCCGTGACACGACCCTCCACCTGCCGTTAGGGCGGGCAAGAGCTATGTTCGAATAAGGGACACGAGGCGACGCAGCCGGAGATACGATGCGGTACAAGCAGCTCCCCCTCCTCAGCGCCGAGGAGGAAGTCGCCCTGGCCCAACGGGTGAAGCAGGGCGACCAGAAGGCACGAGACGCGCTGGTCGAGCATAACTACGGCTACGCGATCGGCCTCGCCAAGCCCTGGTCACGGGATGGCGACTTCCAGGACATTCTCCAGGCCGCCGTCACCGGCCTCGTAGAAGCCGCCGACCGCTTCGACGACGAGGCCGGCACCAGGTTCACCACGTACGCCCGGCACTGGATCCTCATGGAGATTCACGCCTGGCTGCGAGAGCGTCCCGCCATTCATACGCCCGTCTACCTCGAGCGCGAGGAGGCACTCGCCAAGGCAGTCACGGAGGCCCAGGCAAAGACCCGGGCGGAGTGTCTGGAGCACCGACGCCGAGCTCGCCGGCCGATCAAGTACTTCGCCCTCACCGCGAGTGACGACGACGAGATCGACCAGCTCGAGGCCGGTCGCGTGACCCTGCCGACCGATCCCAGGCAGGCGGATCCGCACGAGCTCGCCGTCCTGAGCGAGGACCTCGACGCACTCGCAGTGGCCTTCGGCTCGCTCCTCCAGCTCGAGCGGGTGGTCCTGGCCCGCCGCTTTGGCCTGGGCTGTGATCCCATGTCCATGCGGGACATTGCTCACGAGACTGGCCTCTCAGCCTGGTGGCTTTACCAGGTCCAGGACCGGGCCCTCCGCCGGCTGCGACAAATACTGTCGTCCCCTCGCAGCTCAGACCTGTTCGCCATGCCAGACGATCGTAGTCCCGAGAAGCAAACGGCTTAGGGCGGAAAACCCACTTCTCACCCCGGCTCTCCCGGATCCATGTCCTAGATTGGTAGTGTCACATGGCCGATCGAGAACGCCGCGCGTACGCCTGGCTCAACCGGCTCGAATGGGGCTGGAGCACAGACAAGGTCGCTCGCTACGCGAGGGTCTCCCCGCGACTCGTGCAGAAGGAACTCGCCCGCCTTGAACGCGAGATCGAAGCCGCGACCGCGATTCGCTTCCATCTCCCCAAGCTCGTCCTTTTCTGCCCCCTGAATGGTCTCTTTCCCACTTCGCGCTGCCGTTGCACGCCGTCGAATCATCGCCCTGGCTCGGTCCTCTGCTGTGCCGTCTGTCACCGCAGCGGGTGCGACGGACATGCCGCCCTCAGGCGCAATCCGCGCACTGACCCGAGGCCAGACCCCAAGCCCAAGGACAAGCCCGTTGGCCAAAGCACGCGCAAAGAGCGTCGGTCCAAGAATCACCCAGGTCACTCTCGCCGAGTACCGGGCCCTGCACGCGGAAGTGAAGCGGCTTAGTGCCGATCTCGATCTGCGGCGTAAGGGCCTCCTGACCTGCCTGCTCGAGGGTGCCCAGGTCGAGCCTGGCAAGCTCACCGCCCAGGTCGTCACCCGCGAGGTGCGCCGGTTCACCGCCCACGAGGTCGCCCGCATCATGGGCACCGAAGTCGTCGAAGAGATCCGCACGCAGCTCCGCCCCTCGATCGAGCGGCAGCTCTCCGTCACCGAGATCCACGTCGCCCGCGACGCCGCGTGAAAAGCCGAGCGGGCCATTACTCCCGCCCGGCCGCCTGACTAGACCATCAGGGCGTGCCCTTAATACACGCCCAAAGCTGTCCCGCGCGGAGGAGTCTGATCGCCTTCAGCGGGACCACCCCGGACTAGGGCTGTGAAATCCCAGCCCAGGGTATGCGGGCCAGCGACGACCCGGGTTCGGGACTAAGTCTAATACGAGGCCTTGGTGCTCGCACGAGTCATCTCCCAACTGATCCGCCTCGTGTGCCTCCTGGCCGTCGGCATCGTCGCCGCCCCCGTCTTCGCCGCAATTCTCCGCACGTTCCTCAAGGTCCTCTCGGAGCGATAAGCCCATGTTTGCCATCCCTGCCATAGAGGCACGGCTCGACGAGGCCGAGCGCCGACTCGGGCGGATCGAGGAGCTGATTGAGAGCCACTCGGACACGCTCAAGGCCCTCGAGCTACGACTCACGCAGGTCGACGACCTCACGCATAGCTATTGGGAGATCCTGAAGAAGGAGATTTACTCCATTGCCCTGCAGCTCCCACCGCCCAACCCGGCCGACGGCCAGAGTTCCTGAAACGTCAGCCAAGGCAGCCCCGCGGGCCTCCGCCGAACCCGCCGTCGAAGCAGCAGACCTCCCGTACGGCGTCATCCCGCCAGACTCATTCATCATCGCCGATGCGTTGCAACGAGCCAAGGTCGCACTCGCGGCGATTCAGGACCTCATTGCCGCGCTCTCGCAGTTCCCGACGTTCCCACCTCTGTGATAACGGTCATGACACACAACCCTATCCTGTATGCCTCCGGCGTCTCGAGCGGACTCACCGGCGAGAGCTTCTTCCGCCTGCTCGGCCAGGTGAACTGGGCGAACGCGATCAGCTTCATCGGCAACCTGGTCGTGACCGGGATCGCATGCTACGCAGCCTACAGGGCAACGATCCGAGAGCAGGCACGCCTCGACGCCGAGGCCCTGCGCCTGCGCCGCATCGAAGACGCCCAGGCCGAGGCCAAGCTCCGGGAACTCCAGGCCTCCGCCCAGGCCCACGTCATGCCGGCGAAGGACCTCGCACACCCGCACAGTGAGGGATCATGAGCGAGTCCGAGATCAAGGCTGGCATCGACCGCACCCTGGAATCACTCAAGGCCCAGGTCGCCGAACTCAAGTCTATCGCCAGGCGGTTCGAGACCCTCGCCGACAATTACTACCGGGAACTCTGCTCGGTGAAGCACGAGCGAAACCACCTGCTGGCCAGGCTGAACCGCCTCGAAGCAGCTCACAACAGCCTCGACTGATGAAAGCACGACCCATCAAAGCCTCGGACATCATGAAGGACAGTGAGTTCGAGATCACCCTCGAAGTGGATATCCGCTTAGACCCCCGCTACTGGATCGGCCTTTGGCTCATCCAGCTCGGCTGTCGGGTCTGGCGAGCAGCCCTCAAGCACCACATTGCCCCGCAAGATCCCGACCTACCGGCCAGCAGTCCCGCAGACCAATAGGCACCAGGCATACGACCGCTATGTCAGGGATTCCGAGGCCAAGCGGTTCTATGCTTCCGCTGCCTGGGTCAAGCTAAGGCGCATGAAGCTGAGGATAGATCCACTCTGCCAGATATGCCAATGCCATGAGAGGCTGGTGCCAGCCACTCATGTGCATCACGTCATCGAGAGGCGCGACGATCCCGGCCTGGCCCTCGACCTCGACAACTTGCAGAGTCTCTGCTCGAGCTGTCACAGCAGACTGCATGCCGCACGCTCTGGTGAGTCAGAGAACACGTAAGCGAATGCCTCCGCGAATGCCCCTTCGAAAGCCCTTGGGGGGGATGATTTCCGCGAAAGTCGACTTCTTCCAGACCGCAGGCCAAGTCGCGCGCTTTTTTGTGCAAAATTGGAGCTCCGCGAGGAGCTGCTAACGAATCGACATGCGTGGACGCAAGCCAAAACCCACCGCGCTCAAGCTCCTCGACGGCACGCAGGCCTGCCGGATCAACCGCGACGAGCCAGTGATTCCCGCGGCTAATCTCGACCCTCCGAAGTGGCTCAACCAGACGGCACGCGAGCACTGGGCCGAGCTGGCTCCGATGCTGGCAAAGGCAGGGCTGCTCACCGAGGGCGACAGGCCCGCGCTTGCCCTCCTCTGCGATTGCTATCTCTGGATCCGCCACGACCCGGAGAACTGGAAGGCGAGAGAGCTGTACCGCAAGCTGCTCGTCGAGTTCGGCCTCACCCCCTCCTCCCGATCACGTCTGAAGACCACGGCAGAGCCCAAGAAAGACGCGCTCGCTGAGTTCCTCTCCAAGCGGAAAGCCTGAACATGGATAAAGACATCTTCGCCGATCTCCCGCATCACAAGGGGAAGGCGCGCTACAGCCTGATCCGGGCCATCCGCTCGGCGCTCGAATCTCAGGACCGCAAGCCCACCGGCCTCGAGGGGGAGGTCTCCGCCGAGATCGCGCACCGCTCGGGGCGGTCGCCGCAAGGGTTCTTCCTGCCGCACGATGCTCCCGTGATCGAGCAGCGGGCCGACACGACCGCGTCAGTCACTGGCCTACCGATCGCCTGGCCGGACGGCTTCGTCGACGTGCTGCGGGCCAAGCTCGTGGTCGCGGCGATGGGGGGCCGGATCACCAGCCTCACTACCCAGCGCGGCAAGCTCCAGATACCGGTTCAGACCGGAGCGACGCCCGTCGCGTGGGTCGCTGAGAACGCGAACTATGGATCGTTCACGAACCTGACGACCACCTCCATCGTGTTCGTGCCCCACACCTGCCTCGCGAACACTGGCATCAGCCGGGTCATGAAGGAGCTGGGCGCGCCTGGGTTCGACCAGTGGGTCTACGACGACCTCGCCAAATCGATCGCCGTGGCGATCGACGCAGCCGCTCTGAACGGATCCGGCAACGCCCCCACGGGGATCATCCCCAGCACACCGGCCACGCTCACCGGATACACGCTCGCCGCCGACGCGGCCAACGGCGGGGCACCAGCCTACGCCGACCTGGTCGGCATGGAAGCGGTCCTGACCAATGCCAACGGAGATGCACCGGCCGAGGCACGCCTGGGCTGGGTGACCACGCCGAACGGCCGGAGCAAGCTCCGCCGCGTCGATGCCTCCAGCGGCAACGCAGGCCGGTTCCTCTGGGACAAGGACCGCAACACGGTCCTTGGATATCCGGCGATGGCCACGACCAACGTCCCCAACAATCTGGTGAAGGGGACCTCGGGAGCCACGTTATCGGCGCTGATCTTCGGCAACTGGGACGACCTGTTCGTGAACCTGTTCTCCGCCGTCGATCTCCTCGTCAACCCGTACACGCTCGCCACCAGTGGCTACTACCAGGTCTCCGCCTACCAGGAGGCCGACGTCCAGTTCCGCCGCACGGCGTCGTTCGTCACCGCCCTGGACATGATCACCACCTGACATGTCCGTCGATTCGCTCTGGATCCGGAATCAGTCGGACCAGCTCGCCCTATCGCAGGGCTGCTACTTCGACGAGGAATACGGCTCGCTTGTCTGCGACTTCATCGAGGCGTTCTGCTGTCAGAGCAAGGGCCGCTGGGCCGGGCAGCCTCTGAAGCTCCTCGACTGGCAGCGCGACTACCTCATGCGCCTCTTCGGCTGGCGTACCAGGGACGGCAAGCGCCGGTTCAAGACCACCTACCTCGAGGTCGCCAAAAAGAACGGCAAGAGCACGCTGGTCTCAGCGCTCTGCCTCTTCTTCCTGCTCGCCGACGGCGAGGGCGCTCCCGAGGTCTACCTCAACGCCGTTGATCGGGCCCAGGCCGACCTGGTCTTCGAGGAAGCGGCGAGGATGGTCGACAAGTCCCCCGAGCTGAAGAGCCGGCTCGAGGTGACGCGCAGCAAGGGTCGGATCATCGACCCCATCGGCTACGGCAAGATCCAGAAGAACTCGGCCGACGCCCCCAGCAAGGACGGCGTCAACGCTTCCGCCTCCATCTTCGACGAGCTGCACCGGTTCAAGAGCAGAGACCTCTGGGAGGTCTTCGAGTACGCCGGCGCGAGTCGAGAGCAGCCGCTGCGGATCGTGATCACGACGGCCGGCGAGGAAGAGAGCGGCCCCTGGTTCGAGCAAAGGGAGTACAGCGAGAAGGTCAACGCCGGCGTCATCCCGGACGTCAGCCACCTCGGCGTGGTCTACCGGGCCCTGCCTGACGACGAGCTCGAATCACCCGACACCTGGCGAAAGGCTAACCCCTCCCTCGGTGTCACGCTCAACGAGGACGACTTCCGCAAGGATTTACAGAAGGCGAAGAACACGCCCACCGACTGGGCGAACTTTCTGCGGTTGCGACTCAACATCGTCATCCGCGGCGACCAGGCGTTCATCGCCATCGGCCAGTGGGACGCCTGCAACGCCCACGCGACCCTGGTGAAAGGCGACCCGATCTGGATCGGCCTCGACCTCTCATCGATCGACGACCTCACCGCCGCGGTCACGATCAGCGGGGATCCCGAGAGCGGCTTCGATGTAGTGCCCCGGTTCTGGCTCCCGGAGGAAAACATCGCCGACCTTGAGAAGCGTCACCAGGTCCCCTACCGCACCTGGGCAGACGGTGAGTTCATCGAACTCACTCCAGGGAACGTGGTTGATTATTCGTTCGTCCGTCGAGAGGTCGTGATACAGGCGTCGCAGCACGACTGCCGCAAGGTCTTCTGTGACCCCTATAACGCAGCGAAGCTGGCGCTTGAACTCAAAGAGCAGGATGGCCTCCCGGTAGAGTTCTTGCGGCAAGGCTTCCTGTCTCTCTCCGCTCCGACGAAGGAGCTGTTGCGGCTGATCCTCTGCGGCAAGTTGCGGCATGGCGGTCACCCGATCCTCCGCTGGCATGCCTCCAACTCGGTGGCCGAGCAGGACGCGGCCGGCAACCTGAAGCTATCGAAGAAGAAGTCCTCCAAGAAGATCGACGGCATGGCCGCGCTCGTCAACGCCATCGCCGCAGCCACCTCTGAAATCACCGAGACCTCGGTCTACGAAGAACGCGGCCTTCTGTTCCTGTAAGGGTCCAACCATGTCAGACAAGATCACCGGCACGCCCGCACCTACCACGCCCAAGGCACCCAGCTCGAGCACTCCGCCAGCCGGCTACAGCTCCGGGGGCAACCTCGTCGCCGGCGTCGGCTCCGGGGGCTGGAACCAGCCTCTTACGGGCGGCTGGACCAAGGGCGGCACCAGCCCCAAGAAATAAATGAAGCGGTTCGACACGACCCTCTCGAAACGATTTCCCAGGGGCACCGCCCAGCGTGCGCGCCAGGGCCAGGCGGTCACCAACGCCGGCTTCCTGGTCAGTAGCCCCGTCCTCAGCGGGACGCTGGTCACGCCTCAGACGGCGCTCAACTTCACCTCGGTCTTCGCCGCGGTGAACGTGATCGCCACCGACATCGCCTCGCTGCCTTACTCGACCTTCCGCCGCACCGGCCTCGAGTCCCGCCAGCCTGCGCTCGACGTCTGCGCCAACCGCCTCTTGAACGAGGCTCCCAACGAAGAGCAGAACGCCTTCCGCTTCCGCCAGGCCCTCATGGGCCATGTCTTGCTCTGGGGTAACGGCTACGCCGAGATCGTCCGCAATGGCCGTGGCCAGCCCATCAGTCTGTACCCGCTCAACCCCGCCCTGGTGCAGCCCAGGCGCGACGACTGGACCGGCCGGCTCTACTACCTGCTCTCGGACACCCAGAAGCGGATCCTGCCGGAGAACATGCTGCATATCGCAGGCCTGGGCTTCGACGGCCTGGTCGGCTACAGCGTGATCCACATGGCCCGCCAGGACGTGGGCCTGGGCATGGCGGCGACCGAGTTCGGCGCGTCCTTCTTCGGGAACCACGCCCAGCCGGGCGGGGTCCTGAAGACCCCTCGCAAGCTCTCGCCCACCGCCCGCCAGAACCTCCGCGAATCGATCTACCAGGTGCATCAGGGAGCCAAGAGCGCCCACCACCTGATGATCCTCGAGGAGGGCATGGACTGGAACGCGACCACCATGCCCTTGGACGACGCCCAGTTCCTCGCGACCCGGTCCTTCCAGCGGGTGGAGATGGCGGCGATCTTCCGGTTGCCTCCGCACAAGATCGGCGACTACTCGCAGAGCCATCTGGCGAACGTCGAGGAGTCCAATCGGGACTACACCGATACCACGCTCCTGGGCTGGTCCCTGGCCTGGGAGAGCGAGTCCGACGAGAAGCTCCTCTTCCAGTCCGAGCGCGACAAGGGCATCTTCTGGCATCACAGCTTCGCCCGCCTCAACCGAGCGAACACCGCCGCCCGCACTTCCTACTACCAGGTGATGAGGAACATGGGCGCGATGAGCGCCGATGACATCCGCGTGAGCGAAGGGATGAACCCCCTCGGCACCGATAAGGGCGGCGACCTCTATCTCGTCCAGTCGCAATACACCTCGCTTAAAAAAGCTGGCCAGGATCCCACCGACCCACCTCCGTCACCGCGATCGCCGCCAGCTCCGGACACTGACGCCTCGCCTGAGCGGCAAAAGAAAGATTACCTGCCCCTCTCCGCCTCCGGTAAAGCACCTCCCAAGCTCAAAGAGTCCCAGCCCACATCCGAGCCTTCATCTCCCTAATCCACGTCCAGCGAAAGCGGTTCTGAAATGCCTCTCGTCCCCTCCCGCACGTTCGGCAGGGCGGCCCCCAAGCGCGCGCCCTCGCCGGTACCAGCTCCCGCACCCACGGTCCGGGCGACCTCCGAGAACGAAGAGCGTCGCTGCCTGATGGCTGGCCTCCAGCTCCGCGCCGCGAAGGGCGGCAAGGGACCGGGAACCGTCGTCGGGTACGCGGCCGTCTTCGGCAAGTTTTCGCAGGACTTGGGCGGCTTCTACGAGCAGATCGCCCCCGACGCCTTCAACGCCGTCCTCTCCCAGGACGTGCGGGCGCTCGTGAACCACGACGCCAACAAGCTGATCGGTCGGTCCAAGTCGGGCACGCTCCGGATGAGCACGGATCTCCTGGGGCTCCGCGTCGAGATCGACCTGCCCGACACCCAGGTCGGCCGCGACACCGCCGAGGACATCCGCCGTGGCGACATGGACGGCATGTCGTTCTCGTTCGTCGCCGACGCCGACTCCTGGGATAACTCGGGCGCGGTCCCGATCCGCACGCTCCTCAAGGTCCGCGACCTGTACGACGTAGGCCCGGTGGTGTTCCCGGCGTACACCGACACCTCCGCCGCGCTCCGCAGCCTCGACCAGGCCCGGAGCGCCGCAGCTCCGGCCCCAGCTCCCGATCCCGTCCATCAGTTCGATCCCGTCTCACATCTTCACTTCCGACTGCGAGTAGAGCAGGCGTCTGTCTTGCCCTGACTCCAGGCCCACCTGACCCATCACTTCCGAAAGGTCCCCATGAAAGCCTGCGAACTTAGAGCAGAGCACGCCAAGCTCATCGACGAACAGCGTGAGCTGGCGGAGAAAGTCGGCAAAGAGAAGCGCCCATTCACGGCCGAGGAGCAGAAGCGCTCCGACGAAATCTTCAGCCGCACCACCGAGCTGTCGAAGTCGATCAGCTCGATCGAGCGGTTCGAGGCCGGCGAGCGCGCCACCGAGGCTGACTACCGCCGCATCTCCGAACCCCTCCCCCACGAGGTGGCGAACGGCAAGCACAAGTACAGCGTGAGCCGGGCCATCCTCAAGGTGGCTGGCCGCGAGAAGCTCGACGGCCTCGAGGGCGAGACCTCGCAGGAGATCGCCAAGCGCGTCGGCAAGAATCCCCAGGGGTTCTTCGTGCCGCAGCGAATGCCGATGTCCTTCAACGAGGATCCCACCCGCCTCGCCAATGGCGATCGGGTCCGGGGCATCCACGCGAAGCAGGTCGAGCATCGTATCGACGACACCACGGCCGGCACCGGCGCGGTCCTCACCCGGTGGGACACCACCTGGATCGAGTACCTCCGGGCGCTCATGGTCCTCAACCAGCTCGGCCCCAAGGTCCTGACCGACATGCATGGCAACTTCGCGTTGCCCAGGCAGTCGGGCATCGGCACCCTGAGCTGGGTCGCTGAGTCCGCCGCAGTCTCGACGACGGCCCAGACGATCGACCAGGTCCTGTTCACTCCCAAGACGGCCGGCGCGTTCACCGACATGAGCCGTCGGTTCCTGGAGCAGCTCTCGATCGACGCCGAGCAGTTCGTCCGCGAGGACCTCGCGGCGATCCTGGCGCGCGGCATCGAGACCGCCGTCTACGCAGGCACCGGCTCCCCGCAGCCCCAGGGCATCCTCGGCACGGCCGGCGTCGGCAACATCGGCTCGGGCACCAACGGCGACGCCCCCACCTGGACGTTGATCTGCCAGATGGAAGAGGCCCTCGCCAAGGCCAACGTGCCGCTGAACGCCAACATCGGGATGGTGATGACCCCGCAAGCGCGGGCGACCCTCAAGCTGACCCCGAAGCAGATGTCCGGGCAGACCTCGTACTTCCCGGTCGCGCTCTGGGGCGACGACAACACCGTCAACGGTTACCCCGCCTACGCGACGAACCTCATGCCATCGAACCTCACGAAGGGCACCGGCACGAGCCTCTCGTCGATGATCCTCGCCAACTGGTCCGAGGCGATCCTCGCCTTCTGGTCGGGCATGGACGTTTTGGTGGATCCATACACTGGAGGCCCCGCCGGCACCATCCGGATCGTCGTTCTCCAGGACCTCGACTTCGAGGTCCGGCACGCCGCGTCGTTCTGCATCAACAACGACCTGATCACCCAGTAAGAGCCAATACGGGAGGGATGGCCTGGAGGCCCGGCTCCTAGGCGCTATGTTGCTCTCCCGCCATCCCCTCCCGTATTCCAAGAGGCCCCCATGCAAGGCGATCCCTCAGTCATCGACTCCCTGAACGCCGTGGCTCAATGCGAGATCACCGTCTTCGAGGTTTCCCACGCATTTGAACACGTCTTCCAGGCCCGCAAGTACAAGGGCCTGACGAAGTGGTTCGACAAGCAGGTCAAGAAGTCACGCGACCGGCGTCGCTACCTGACGGATCGCACCTTCGAGCTCGGCGGATCGTTCGTCATCCAGCTCATGGGCTGGGTCGTGGATCCGAAGCAACCGCCCGAGGCGATCCTGCAAACGGCGCAGGACCTCTTCACCACGCTCCTGGCGGCGTACCAGGCGGCGTATGTCACCGCCGAATCAAGCGGCGACAGCACGACCGCCGCCGAGCTGTGCGATCTCCAAGAGTCCGTTGAGTCCGCGATCCTCGACCTCGAAGCCTTCGCCGGCGAGATCGCCGACGTCGGCCTGGGTCTGTTCCTGAAAGGCTGACATGCCCCGCGTCCGTCTCAACCTCGACAATCACCTGATCGGCACCCACGTCTTCCGCAAGGGAGACGTGGTCGATCTGCCGGACCTCAAGGCGAAGGCCTACCTCAAGGCCGGGCACGCCAGCCTGGCCGACGGCGAGGACCTCACGCCGATCCCGTCCCCCCGCCCCCGCTCCGAGCTCGTCCTCGAGGTGGCGTCGGATCCCAAGCCCGCCAAGTCGGAGCGCGCAGTGACTCGCAAGTGAGCGATTGTCTCCAGCGCACGGTCGGACCAGTGCCAGGAACGTACAGGGTCGCTCCCTGATCGCTCGCTTGCTTTTGACTCGCCACTCGCCACTCGCCACTCGCCACTATGTACCGCATCCAAGTCGTCTCCGGCCCCGCACTCAGCCCGACCGCGAACCTCACATCGGGTTCGGCGGTGTGCGCCTCCGTCTCGTCCACGGCCGGGATCCAGGTCGGCTCGCTCGTGCTGGCCAGCGCAAACGTTCCTCCCGACACACTGGTGAAGAGCGTGGACAGTGCGACCCAGATCACGCTGACCAACCCGGCCACTTCCACCGGCACGGGCGTTACGCTCTCGGTCTCCAACGAGCCGCTGACGCTCGCCCAGGCCAAGTCCCACGCCCGCATCGAGTACCCCGACGACGACCCGCTCGTCGCCTCGCTGATCATCTCCGCCCGCCGCCTGGTCGAGACCATCACCGGCCAGCGCTTGATCAGCACGACCCTGAACTACTGGGGCGACAACTGGCCCTGGCTGGGGGGCTATTACAACCGCGTGATGCGTGCCCAGGCGGTGATGGGACCGATCCCCTACTGGCTCCCGAACTCCAACACCGGCGTCCTGAACCTGCAAGAGGCCCCGCTCCTGGGCGTGACCTTCGTCAAGTACAAGGACTTCTCGGGCACCTTCCAGACGATCGACCCCACGAAGTACATTTTCGACGCCTTCACGCCCGGCTCCGACCTGGTCGGCCCTTCGCGGATCCAGCCCGCCTACGGCCAGACGTGGCCCATCCCGCAGCCCACCCTCGACTCCGTCAACATCCAGTTCACCGTCGGCTACGGGGCCGATTACTCGGCCGTGCCCGAGAACATCAAGACCGCGATGAAGATGTTGGTGAGCGATTGGTATGAAAACCGCGAAGCGACGGGGAGCATCTCCGACCGGCAGCGCGACGCGGTGCTGTCCCTGATCGGGGCCTCCGATCATGGGGCCTATTCGTAAGGCGGCGACGGGGCCGTGGAAGTTGACCGCGGTGAAGATGCTGATCGCTGACTGCTACGACCTTCCTTCAATGGGGCCACGGCCTCATCGCTCCCACCAGACTATCACACCCCTAAACCGACGCAACGATGCGCAGCCAGCAAGTCGGCAGCTACCGCCAGCGGGTCGCCCTCCAGGACCTCGTCGAGACGCTCGACACCTATGGCCAGCCCACCCAGAGCTGGGTCGCGCTCGCGACCTTCTGGGCCGAGGTCAGGTTCCTCAGAGGGGCCGAGCTGCTGAACGTCAAACAGAACTGGGCGACCGCCACCCACATCGTCTCCTGCCGGTGGCAGGGGGGCGCAACGCTCCCCAATCCCCGCATGCGGTTCCAGCTCGTCAAGGACTCGCGAATCATCAACATCCTCTCATTCCAGAACGTGGAGGAGAGGAATCGCAAGTACGAGTTCATCTGCGAAGAGTACGTCCATCCCTGATCCGGAGCCGCGACGACGCGGAAGCCGGCGACGCCGCCGGCAGCTAACACGCCATGAGCATCACCCACAAGCAGACCTACTCGGTCACCAGCGACCAGGGCGGCTCCCCGCTCCAGGGGATCCAGTCCGAGGTGGGCGCGACCGAGATCGCCGGCGACATCACCGTCGGGGCCTCGGTGACCAACCAGGCCCTCACGCTCAGCTTCACCGCCGCGAACATCCAGTCGATCTTCCTGGTCTCCGACAAGGGCATGACGATCAAGGGGAACAGCACCAGCTCCCCCGCCTACACGATCGTCCTCAAGCCCGGGAGCCCGCTCGTCTGGAGCATCTCGCAGGGCTACTACACGAACCCGATGAACACGAACACGACGGTCTGGTACCTCACCACCACCGCCGCGTCGCGGCTTCAGTACAAGCTCCTCTCCACCTGATCTGATCGATGGCCGTAAACATATCAGCGACCACCGATTTCGAGGTGGACAACCTGCTGGGCAACGACGCCAACGGGGGCGGGTGCGACCCCACGCTCTCGGGGACGGACTATACCCAGGGGGCCGGCGCGAAGACCATCGTCTTCAACGGCACGACGATCACCGCCACGACCTCGGGCGCGTCGGCCACGATCACGATCACGGGCTATACCGTCTTGGCCGGCGACGTCGGCAACACGGTGAACATCACCGGCGGCACCAACTTCACGCCGGGCCTGTACCTGATCACGAGCGTCAACACCGGGACCAACACCTGGACGCTCCAGGCGACATGCTCCACGGCCGCAGCGTCAGGCATGACGGGCCGCGCAGGCGGGTCACTGGCGACCTACGCCCAGAGCCTCGCCAGCAACAGCGGCGGGCGCGATACCTACCTGCACAACAACGGGACGGCCTACACGCTCGCGGCGACGACGGCGTTCATCTCCGCGACGAACGGCTCCTTGATCGGCTATAGCACGACCAGGGCGAAGTACAACCTGGACACCCGCCCGCAGCTCAAGCCCTCCGCGAACTCGGTGACGGCGTTCAAGCCCACCACCGGGGCGCAAGGCGTCTTCAACATCGACTTCGTGAACCCCGGCGCGTTCACCGGCTGCACAGGCATCGACGGCTTCGCCGCCACGATCAACAGCCTGTTCGTGTTCAACTGCCGGGTGACCGCGTACGCGATCGGGATCACCACCTACAACATCTCGCAGGTGGTGTGCTCCGAGACCCTGAATTGCACCACGAGCGGGATCACGCTCGGGGCCTACTGCGTGATCGCGTTCTCGAACTCGATCAACTGTCCCGGAGGGATCCTCGCCGGCACCAGGCCGTGCACCGCCCTGTTCTGTGTGGTCGGCGGCAACGCCGCCAGCGGATCCAACGGCGGGTTCGAGTCGTTCAGCCTGTGTATCAACTGCACCACCTGGGGCTCCGACGGCACCGGCGGCTTCGGGTTCGGCACCCTTGGACTGGGCCTTAACTGCCTCGCCGAGAACTCCGCCCAGAAGGGATACACCGGCTCGACCTCCGTCGTGGACAAGCACCTGACCGGACTCGTCTCGTGTGCCGGCCACGGCAACACGGCCGACTACGACGCCCAGTTCACCGCCCGCAACCTGCTCGGATTCCAGGCGCTCACCGGAGAGGCACTGACAGCCCCCGCCGCGACCTCCGCCGCCAACTTCGCCCCCAACGCCACCTCGGGCGCTGGGCTCGCCCTGCGCGGCCTGGGCGTCCTCGGCCAGACCTTCCCCTCGCTCGCCTCGACGCCCTTCTACCTGGACGGCGGCGCAGTCCAGCACCAGGACGCCGGTGCCGGGTCGATCTTTGCCCTCGCGGGGCTGAACCAGAAGCTCAACGCCTCCGTGAACAGCGACCGGGGCGGCATGCCGCTCTACGGCTCGCAGACGGAGATCGGAAGCAACCTGGTCACCGGCAACGTGAACTACGGGGCCAGCCTCACCAACCAGGCCCTCACCGTCGGGTTCACGGCCGCGAACCTCCGGTCGATTTTCCTGTGGAGCGACAAGGGCCTCACCATCAAGGCCAACAGCACCAGCTCCCCGACCTACACGATCACGCTCAAGCCCCAGAGTCCCCTCGTCTGGAGCGTGTCCGAAGGGTACTTCCCCTGCCCCCTGTCCGACACGACGGTCTGGTACATCACGACCACCGTCGGCACCACCCTCCAGTACAAGCTCCTCTCCATCTGATCTGATCACCTCGAGAGCCTTCGATGCCAACCACCAAGCAAGCTGCCGCGATCCAGGCCGCCAGCGATCTCACGAACCTCGTGCAGACGATCAAGGGCGTGCGCGACGCCGCGCAGGCCTTCCTGACCAAGTACAACTCCGAGTCCTACTCGGCGACGTGGTCAGCGATGCCGACCGGGACGCAGAACGCCGACGGGACGATCGGGCTCATCGATCAGACCGCCGGATCCGGCACGGTCAGCGTGACGGCCGGATCCGCCGCGGTGACGTTCTCCGCGAGCCAGACGGCCCTCGCCGGCACCTATATCGTCGTGACCGGCGATCCGACCAACTCCTACTACCTCGTGGTTTCCGGATCCGGGACCTCCTGGGTGCTGGGATCCCCGTACGGAGGCACGACGAACGCGACCGCGAGCTGGGGCAAGTGCGCGCCAAACACCGCCAATCCCATCATCGCCGGCGGCATCAACCGGCCGGAGGCGAAGCTCGTCTCGGCGGTGGTCATGCTCCAGCAGCTCGGGAACTTCTTCGGGAACGCGGCCGTGGCAACCGCCAACTACAACCAGTCGATCGACGACCTCGCGAGCTGAGCTGATCGATGGCCATCACCAAAGCAGAAAGCACCCACCTAAGCGCGGTCACGACGACGCAGACCTCGACCGCGCAGGACGTCTCCGGCGCGTACCTCAGCGAGATGTTCGTGTCGCTCACCGAGAACGGCACGCGCACGACGGCCGCGACCGCCCAGGTCCAGTGGAGCCCCGACGGAGGGACCACGTACTTCAACGGGCCAGCCTATCCGGGGCCTGTGACCTCCACGACGAGTTACCTGACGATCGCGGTTCCGACGACGGCGAATAAGGTGAAGATCGCGTTCACCATCGGCTCGGGCGGCACCAGCACGACCTCGACCTGCACGGCCGAGTGCGGCACGGTAACGGCGGTCTGACCGATGGGACTATGGGCACCCTGGCAAGTCAAGCCGTGGCCGGGCACGGAGATCGACTGGACGCACCCGATCACGAACGGGCTCGCCGTCTGCATCCCGATGAATGCCGGCGGCGCGATCCCGGCGCAGGACCTCGTCTCGGGCACGATCGCCACCAACGCCAATGTCACGGCCGATGTCGCGCCCGAGGGGTACGCGCAGGCCTACAACGGCACGACCTCCAAGACCGTGCTCGCGGTCCCGCAGCTCTCGGGACCACCGAAGACGGTGCTGGTGCGGTTTCATTTCAACTCGACCTCGGTCAACCAGATGCTCGTTGAACGGTCCAACGTCAACGCGCAATGGGAACTCCTCTACCTCGCCGGCACCACCGCGCTAACCTGGCGGGGCAACTCGGCGTCGGATCGCGTCAAGAGCACGGTTAGCCTCAACCTTGGCCAGTGGTACACCTGGGGCATCACGGACACCGGAGCCACGAGCGGGACCCCCTGCCAGTTCTGGCAGGACGGCGTTCCGATCACGACCACGATCAACAGCCTCACCACCCCGCCCGCCGACGCGAACACGAACCTGAACCTCGGCCAGTACGACAACGGGACCAACTATTTTCTTAACGGAAGCCTCTCGTATGTCTACATCTGGACGCGAGTGCTCTCGAACGACGAGATCGTGAGCATCACTGAGAACCCCTGGCAGATATTCATCCCGCAGGGCTGGCTCCTCCGCTTCGCCCATGCGGCGGCGGGCGGCATCACGTACTTCCTCTGGCCCGGCGAAATGGAAGAGACGCTAGACGTCCTGACTTACTGACATGGCTGACAACACAGTTCTGAACGCCGGATCCGGCGGCGATACGATCCGAGACTTTTCGGAGGCTGGCGGCACCAAGTGGCCCGCCTGCGTGGTCGCCTACGCGACCACCATCAGCCCGGGCGCAAACGTGCTCCAGGCGGTCACCGCCTCGTTCGGCCTGCCGGTCGCCCAGCAGGGCACCTGGACCGTCACCGCGAACGTCGGCACCACGAACGGGCTCGCCCTCGACGCCACCGTCTCCGGCCTGGTCGTGGCCCAGGGCTCGGCCACCTCGGGCGAGAAGGGGATCCTCACCCAGGGCGCAGTCACGACCGCAGCTCCCACGTACGCCACCGGCCAGACGTCGCCGATCTCGATCGACACGGCCGGGAACATCCGCACGCTCGCCACTCAGGGCGGTTCCTGGACCGTGACCGCGAACGTGGGCACGACGGGCGGTCTGGCGCTGGACGCGACAGTCTCGGGCCTGGTCGTCGCCCAGGGATCCACCACCTCGGGGCAGAAGGGCCACCTCGCCCAGGGCGCAGTCACGACCGCCGCCCCCACGTACACCACCGGCCAGACCTCCCCGATCTCGATCGACACGGCCGGGAACATCCGCACGCTCGCCACTCAGGGCGGGACCTGGACGGTCACGGCGAACGTGGGCACGACGGGCGGACTGGCGCTCGACACCAGCGTCAACGGCTTGCTGGTCAACCAGGCCTCGGCCACCTCGGGGCAGAAGGGACCTCTCGCCCAGGGCGCAGTCACGACTTCGGCTCCCTCGTACACCACCGGCCAGACTTCGCCGGTCTCGCTCGACACCGCCGGGAACATGCGGGTGCTCGCCAGTCAGACCGGGACCTGGAACATCGGCACGGTGACGGCGGTCACCGCGATCACGAACGCCCTGCCGGCCGGCACGAACCTCCTCGGCCAGGTCTCCGCCTGCGGCGAGACCTCGACGGTCTACAACGGGACCTCCGCCCTCACGCCCCAGTTCGCCCGCTTCTCGGTGAGCGCCTCCGGCGTGAACGCGAACATCGTCGCGGCGACCGCCTCGAAGCGGGTCCGCGTGCTACGGTACCGCATCTCCGCCAACGGTCTCGTCAACGCGAAGTGGCAGAGCTCCACCGGCAACGTGGATATCAGCGGCCTCCATTACCTCACGACCTACGCCAGTGGAGGCGGAGCCTACTGCCCGGTGGGCCTCTTCCAGACGGCGGCGGGCGACGCCCTCAACCTGAACCTCTCCGCCGCCATCGCCGTCGATGGCGAGCTGACCTACGTCGTGGTGTGACGCCCTGTGTTCTTCTGGTGGCTCTCCAACCTCGGCATGGGCGGCGGCGGCGGTGCCGTCGGCGCCCAGCTCCTCCGCCAGGCCGTCTACGCGCGCCTGAGCGGCTCGTCGGCGATCACCGCCATCGTGGGAACCCGGATCTACTTCGGAGCGCTCCCCCAGTCGGCCCAGCTCCCGGCCCTCACGTTCTGGGTGGTGACCCGCCCGCACGGCCATAACCTGGGCGGCTCCGACGGCATTTCCGCCGCGCGGATCCAGGTCTCTGCCTGGTCGTTCGCCGAGTCCAGCTCCGACCAGCTCGTGCAGGCGATCCGCGACCGGTTCGACGGCTTCACCGGCACGATCAACGGCGTGACGGTGACCGCCTCGATCAAGCAGGACGAACTCGACATCCCGCACCCGCCCAAGGCCGGCACCGACCAGTGGATTTACGAGACCGCGTGCGACTACCGGGTGAACCACCGCATCACGCTCCCCGCATCGCTGGGGGCCGACGGAGGCCTCACCGCAGCCCAGCTCCGCCAGGCCGTGTACGCTCGCCTGACGAACTCCACGGCCCTCACAGCGCTCGTCGGTACCCGCATCTACGAAGGGGCACTCCCGCAGTCGGCGACGCTCCCGGCCGTGACCTACTCTTTGGCCTCACGCCCCTACGGCCATAACCTCGCCGGCTCCGACGGCACCTCCCAGGCCCGCGTCCGCCTCTCCGCGTGGTCGTTCACCGAGTCCGGGGCCGACCAGGTCGGCGAGACGATCCGCGGCCGGTTCGACGGCTTCGCCGGCACGATCGGCTCGGTCGTCGTCACCGCCTCGCTGCAAGAGGACGAGATCGACACCCCGCACGAGCCCAGGGCCGGCACCGACCAGTGGATCTACGAGGTCGGCTTCAGCTACCAGATCAACCACCAAGTCACGCTCCCCGCATCTCTCGCCCCCTGACCTCCTGACCCATCCCAGGGACCCCCTCCCATGCCACTCACTGTTTGGCCCGCCCTCGGTACGACCCTGGGCTGTGACTTCACCACGCCCGGCACCTACGTCGTGATCGGGCAGGTCCTCTCGATCTCCGGCCCCGAGGCCGCCGTCGGCTCGGCCGAGACCACGAACCTCTCGAGCACCGCCAAGACCTACCGGCCAACCCTGCCGGATCCGGGCACGATCAGCTTCTCGATCGAGTTCGACCCCACCGATGCCACGACTCACCAGAAGCTCGAGACCCTGCAAGGCACGCCGGCGATTCATGGCTGGCAGATCACCTTCAGCACCGGCGGCTCGACGCACACCTGCACGATCCAGGGCTTCCTGACCAAGTTCGCCCCCTCCGCCGGCGGTCCCGAGGAGAACCTCACCGCCGATATCGAAGTGCAGCTCACCGGGCCACTGACGTGGGTCTGATCGGGTAGAGGCGAGTGGCGAGTGGCGAGTGGCGAGTGGCGAGTAAACGCCACCGTCCCCCGTCGCGAGCCGCAACCTTTCACGCGATCCCATTTCCTTCCACTCGCCACTCGTCATTTCCTGGAGTTCCAATGCTCTCGAAAGCAGAGATCCTCGCCGCGCGCGCCCCCAAGGTGCGCGTGGTCAACGTCGCCGAGCTCGGCGGCGAGGTCGGCATCAAGGCCATGACCGCAGGCGAGCGCGACGCCTTCGAGGTCGCGCACACGAAATCGAAGGACAAAGACTTCCGCGCGCGGCTCGCAGCGGCCACGGTGTGCGACGCCGTGGGCCAGCTCCTGTTCGGGCCTGGTGACATCCCGGCCCTGTCGGCTCTGCCCGCCTCCGTGCTCGAGCCGATCGTGCAGGCGGCGGTCGAGGTCAACCAGTTGTCCTCGCAGGCCATCGAGGACCTCAAGGGAAACTCCTGAGCCGGCCGGAACGCCGGCTTTTCATCCGCTACGCCACGGCCATCGGCCGCACGCCTGGCGAGCTGGAGGACACCCTGGACTCCGCCGAGTGGTCCGAGCTTCTGGCCTACTTCCAGCTCGAGCCGCTCGCCGACCCCTACTGGATCGGGGCGCAGATCTGCGCCGTGACGGCAAACACCTGGTCGAGGCGGCGGCGCGAGACCGAGGAATTCATCCCCCGCCCGCGCCACGCCTCCAGGCAAGAGCGGCTTTCCCCCGAGGAATCGGTCGAGGCGGTCAAGGAGATGTTCGGTGGCTAAGAGCGGCCTGGTCGTCATCACGGGCGACAAGGAGATCGACCGCAGGCTCAAGAGTCTGCTCCCCAGGATCCAGAAGAAGGTCCTCCGCTCCGCCATGCGCAAGGGCATGAAGCTCGTCCTCGCCGACGCCCAGGCAAGGGTGCCAGTCCTCACCGGACTCACCAAGGAGCACCTGAAGCTGAAGGCGATGAAGCGGTCCCGCAGCCGCGTCGGCCTCAACGTCCAGGTCGGCAACGCCGAAGGTCTGACCAAAACCTCGGCCGAGGGGAAGAAGGTGTTCTACCCCGCCGTGGTCGAGTGGACCCCGGGTCAAGCCTTCATGCGCCCGGCTTACGACGGCAAGGGGCCAGAGGCCCGCGACAGGACCATGCAAGAGATGCTCGACGGAACCCTCCGCGAGGCGGAGAAGCGCTAGAGCTCTTCGAGTACTTCGAACGCATTAAGCAGATCGAGCAGGCAGCTCGCCCGCCGGATCTTGTCTATCCGAGCCACTATGTCGCGACACCGCGATTCGGCGATCTCGGCCGGGCAATGGAGCACCAGGTCGCCATCGTCGAGGCTCCAGACGATCCGCACGTTCTTCCTGTCCTCGGAGTAGACCACCAACGGGGCCATCCGCCCCGGCGTTGCCTTCCGGAAAAAGTCCTCAGTTCGCATCGTTCACCCCCCGAAGCAGAGTTTAGCCAGTGGCCCTCATCGGCACCATCAACATCGCGATGACCGCAGCGACGGAGAAGCTCGCCAAGGGCTTTCAGCAGGCCCAGGGCATGGTGGGCGGCTTCGTCAAGAGCCTCGGCGGCGTGGGTTCCCTCATCGCGGGCAGCTTCGCCGGCGCCGGCGTCGCGGCCCTGGGGCACTTCGCAGGCCTCGCCGACGACCTCTCCGACAACGTCGAGCGCCTCCAGACGATGTTTGGGGACGCCTCCGGCACCATCGTCGAGCAGGCCGAGAAGATGAACGCCGCGTTCGGCGTCAGCGAGATCACCTTCACCTCCGCCGCCACGAAGCTCGGCGGCATCTTCAAGGCGATGGGGACCTCCGAGGATGAAGCGGCCGGCATGACAACCCAGCTCCTAACCCTCACCCAGGCCATCGCCCAGTTCAAGGGGATCAAGTTCGAGGAGGCCCTCGGCCGGATCCAGATGGGACTCATGGGGAAGGCCAAGGGCGTGAAGGAATTCGGCATCAACGTCTCCGCCACGATGAGCACTCAGGAGCGCTTCAACGCCCTCATGTCGGGCGGTGCCGACATCATCGCCACGATGGACCAGCGGGCGATGGACTCAGGCGCGAGCTGGGACTCGCTGCGCGGCCGCATCGAGCAGATCGAGATCCTGATCGGCCAGACCCTCCCCGAGGTCGTCGAGCCGTTCTTCGCCGAGCTAAACACCGCCGTCGTCGCCGCCAAGCAGTGGTGGGACGACCTCAGTGGATCCACCAAGGAGTGGGGCCAGTCCTCGCTCGAGTCCATCAAGGGCACCGTGGACTCAATGGGCTTTCTCCAGCGTGCGATCGGCTTCATCGCCGACACCTGGCAAGTGGTGGGCGCTGCCTTTCACGGGTTCCGCGCGATCGTCACGTCAGGGATCGGGTACATCGTCGACGGCCTCAACTTCCTCGCCCAGCGGCTCGACTACTTCGTCGAGAAGATGACCGGCAAGTCCACGGGGCTGAGTGACTTCCTCGAGACCTGGGGCGACGACCTCCACAATACCGCCCAGCAGGAGTTCGCCGACCTCAAGAAGGACTGGGCCAAGCCCTGGTCCTCGGAAGGGATCAACGCCGCCTTCGAGAAGGCGAAGCAGAAGATCGCCGGCGACCGCCAGAGCATCATGAACGCAGCCCTGGGCTCCCACGTCAACGTCACCGACAAGAAGGTCAAGAACCCCAAGAAGGAGTTCGCCGAGGCGATGGGAGTCGGCACCAAGGAAGCGGCCTCGACCATCCTCCGCAGCAAGTACGGCATCGGCTCCGAGAAGGACATGCAAAAGGTCGCCGCCAACAGCGAGAAGACCGTCGCCGCCCTCGAGCGGATCGCCACCGCCACGGAGACGCTGGCCAGCGACGGCGGCGACATGGGTTACGAAGCCATCAACACTCTGTAGTGGCGAGTGGCTAGTGGCGAGTGGCTAGTAAATGCAAAGCCACACGCCTCAACTCTGCCCCTCCGCTCCCCTCTTCACTAGCCACTAGCCACTAGCCCCTAGCCACTTCCCCCCGTATGAACATCCTCGCCATCTACGACCTCAAGGGTGGCCGGTCCATCTCCTGGAGCGGCCAGTCCGGCAGGCAGTACAAGCTCGAGCTGCGGGTCCTGACCGACGACCCCAACATGGGACCGCGCGCGGTCCTGCGGGGGCTCGGCCTGCGCAACGGCGACTTCTACCGCTTCCCCCTCACCACCACGGCCGTCGAGTGGGATTATGCGTCGTTCATCCAGTCGATGGATTGCAGCGAGGAGGCCGAGGACGGCAAGCAGTGGAAGGTCACGCTCCAGTACGGCCCCTTCGACTGGACCTCCCAGGGCGGAGCCACCACCGAGGCCGCGAGCGACGGCCGCTTCGACCCCTTCGCCGTCCCGCCCAAGGTCCACTGGGGCTCCAACAAGTTCGAGCGGTTCTGCATCAAGGACGCGCTCGGCAACCCGATCACGAACACCGTCAACGACCCCTTCGACCCGCCGCTGAAGCGCGACGACTCGAGGCCGCTCCTCACCATCACCCGCAACGAGCCCTCGTTCGACGCCAGCCTCGCCCAGACCTTCAAGGACCACGTCAACGCCGGGCCCTTCCTGGGGTATGACCCCAACACCGTGAAGTGCCACGACATCACGGCCGACAAGGTCTACCACGCGGACTACGGATACTACGCCGAGGTCACCTACGAGTTCGAGATCCGCGAGTACCAGATCGACGCCAGCGGGAACATCCTCGTCAACGGCTGGTTTGAGACCGTGCTCAACGCGGGCCTCCGCCAGATCGACATCAACGGCAACCCTGCCCAGATCATGATCAACAACACCCCCGTCACCAGCCCCGTGATGCTGACGACGGGCGGGCGCTACGTGGGTGCGGCGGGTCAGCCGCACTACATCGACTTCCAGATCTACCCGTCCGCCGACTTCGACAAGCTGAACATCGACAAGGACATCCTGAACTACAAGTCGGTCCCAGGAGCGGGCGGCTCCTGATGGGCATCGATTCGAGGCCCAAGGCACCCGTCACGTTCACCAAGCCGGTCGCGAAGCGGATCGCCGACGCGGTGCGGCGGGTGGAGAAGACCCCCTACTGGCACGGGGCGGCTGGTGCCGCGTACGCGCCTGGTTACGGCACCATCTTCCGGGCCACGGTGACGACGGCCATCCCCACCGGGTCGATCGGCGCTCCCAGCACCGCCGGCCAGGCGACGCTCTACCGCTGGGATCCCGCCGCGATGACCAGCACCATTGAGACCAATCCCGACTTCGTGAACGTGACGGTCTGCAACGACCACGGCCTCTCCGCCCCGATCGCCGTGAGCAAGACGATCAAGGTCGCCTGGATCGACGGCAATTACTGGCTGATTGCGGCGGACTGCTGATGGCTGGATCCATCTTCCTCAGTCCAGGCGGCTGCTGTAATTGCTCCGGCTGTCAGATATGCGTGACGGTCCTCGACTGCAATGGCGCTGCCGTCTCGGGCGCTACCGTCACGGTGAAGCAGGGCGCGACCACGATCGGCACCTGCACCACCAACGCCAGCGGCCAGTGCTGCGTCACCGTCCCGGCATCCGGGACCTACAACGTCGCGGTCACGAAGACCGGATACAACGGCAGCAACCAGGACGTCTCGCTGACCTGCCCGGGCACCACGAACGTCACGCTCTATGCGTACACCGGCGCGGGCGGAGTGACAATCCACGTCATTGGCTGCGACGTCTCGCTCGGTCTTCAGGGCGCGACGGTCACGTTCAACGGCGGGTCGTATACGACCAATTCTTCAGGCTACACGCCGACGATCGCAGCTCCCGCCGGCACCTACACCTGGACCGCGTCGAAGACTCGATTCAACACCGGCACCAGCAGCGTCACCGTCACCGGCCCCTGTTCGGGGAATGGTGCGGCCATCACCCTCACGCCAGCGACGGGCTATACCTGCGGGCCAGATGGCTGCCAAATCTGCGGCGACGCCTGGCCTACCTCGCTGACGATCACCACGCCCGTCGGCACTTTCACGGTGAGCTGGGTTTCAGGGTGTATCTATCAGGGGTGCGTTTACTTCAGCCACACCGTGGATAACTGCCACGGAGGCACGGTCGCCGGAAGCGTGCCCCTTCTGATCAACTACACCCCTGGCGGCACCGGGGTCGTCTACCAGTACCTGTTCACACCCTTGACCTACTCGGGGGGAACCTGGACGAATTGCGCGAGCGGCACCTACACCTGCGGCGGCTGTACTTGTTTCCTCGCGACCACCGCCGCTAGCAGCCCGACGAGCGAGACCTGTCCCCCCGGGTACTCGGCCAGCGGCACGATGACGGGGCTAACCGGACTCGACGCCATCTTCAATGGGCCGTGGAGCGTCAGCGAATGACCCTCGACCAAGCGGTCGAGATCGCCATCGAACGCAGCCGCACCGGCGAGTTTCGCCACGAGCGTTACCGCTGGCTCTGCTCGGACGCCAACCCCGACCTCGAGTCGCGTGAAGCCTACCGGCGGCTCGTGTTCTCGCTGGCCACGGGCGAACCTCCCGCCCCAGCTCCCGCACGACCCCCCGCGCGGATCCCGCTCGCCCAGTCGCTCCGCGCGACCCGGCTCGGGTTCCGCCGGTGCTGGTATTCCTCGCACGAGGGGTGCGGCTGTTCGGGGACCCACTGCTACCACCAGGCCCGCATCGTCGGCCTCCAGGACTGTGTTACCTGCCTCTCGCCACTGGCCAGCAACTCTCGATAGAGCCTGAAGACTTCGGCTTCGAATCGCACCTGAATCCTGCCCATCATTAGTCCCGCAAGGTAATGCTGCAACAGCCGATCCCTTGCATCAGCAGGATATTGGCTGGCCATCTTCTCGAACCGATTCCAAGCCTCGCTGTCCATACCAGCTCCCCCGCCAGGCCCTCCAGACGCCCGCTCGAGGCCCGACGCCCCATGACCCACCTGAACCCCCCGCCGGCCCTCGCCATGCCCCAGACGCAGCCTGAGCCGTCCGCAGCGGAGCCTGACCACGACGCCATCGAGGCCACGGCCGAGGACAACCTCCAGGACGCCCGGTTCCTGAAGCTCGCCCCGGAGGTCCTCTGCGAACTCCGCAAGCTCGACGCCGGCGGCAACTACTCGGCACCGCAGCCGAGCGAGCGCGTGATCTTCGCTCGGGACATGGCCCAGGTCGCAATCCTCGAGCGGCTCGCCCGCCTGGCCCAGCGAGACCTCGTCGTCTCCTGACTCAAAGCATCGTGAAAACACAAGGACCCGGCGCGGGGGAGTGGCCCCGCGCCGGGTCCTCTTCATTTCCGGGTTCCAGCGGTGACGGTGGCCTTGGCGGTAGTCCGCAACGTTCCCTTCCGCGTCGCGGTTCCACTGGTGGATCTCTTCGCCTTGGACATGCTCGCCAGCCATTGGCCCATGCAGGCGGCAAGGGTCGCGCCGGTCCACTCCCGGCCGAGCCCCCCTCCCGTCATCCGGTAACGGTTGCCGGTGCGCTCGAAGGTCAGAGGCTCGTTGTCAACGAGCGTCTGCAATCGGCCAATGGAAATGGTGGTCGGAGTCCGAATCGCCATCACCCCTCCTTTCGCGACGAATCCGAAGGTTGCCAGGCGCAAATATCTCTATTCACGTTGATTACGTCAAGACACCAAGTAACGGACCTTTGCTCCTACATCGCGCAGGACCTCCGGCAGTGGGTGCCGATAGGCGAGCTGGGTCCGGATCCGGGTATGGCGGAGCTGTCGCTGGAGCGCCAGCTCGCCGATCTGCCATCCCTCCGCGCAGCTCGCGAACGAGTGCCGCAGGCTGAGGATGGTGAAGCCCTCGACCCCCGCGCGCAGGCCCAGGGCCTTGACCTGGTCGAGGGGCTTCTCGCCTGGCGGTCCTTCGAGCCAGGGGCCCTTCCGCTCGACTCCGGGAAAGAGCCACTCCGACCAGGTCCGCGGGATCCAGCTTTCGAGGACCCGGGCGAGGACCTCCGGCACGGCGATCTGCGCCGCGGAGGACCTCGTCTTGAGCCGACGGCGGGTGTTAGTCCGGATTGAAAGCAATCCCCGCAAGAGGTCCACGTCCTGGGTCCTGAGCGCCAGCACCTCCCGCTTCCTGGCCCCGGTGTAGGCGAAGCCGTAAACGACCGCCCGCAACCTCGCGGCCTTCCAGTCGCCGCCCTGGGCCTCGAGGTCAGCCCTCTGGAGCACCGCCGCGACCTCGTGCTCGGAATGCACCGGCGGGGGCAGCTCGGGCACGTCCCAATCGACCCACTCGTGGGGCTTCCGCCAGTCGAACGGGTTGGCCTCGAGTTCCCCAAAACGCGCCCCGTAAACGCAAGCAGCGCGGAGGCTTCTCAGCAGTGCGCAGACGGTCTCCGGCCTGCGTTCGGGGTGGAGCTGGATCCACCTGGCGATGGTCGCCGGCGTCAGCTCCGCCGGCCCTCTGACGAGCTCCCCGAACTCCTCGAGCACCTGCCGCATCTTCCTGGCGGTTGCCGGCCTACGGATAGATGGGACATACATCCCCAGGACGTTGTCCGAGAACACCTTCCAGTTGCAATTTCGCATCATTGGTCTCCCCCGGGCGGGATTGCCTGGGGAGACGTACATCCAGCACGGCGCCGCTGCCGTGCATGATGTCAGCAATCAACGCAGGGCCTTCGAATCCGAAGGTTGTAGGTTCGAATCCTACCGGGCGCGTGGCCGACCCTTTGGGCCGGCCTCGGTGCAACCGGCGAGGGTCAGGTCGGCTTGACGCAATCGCAAGACTGTGTACGGTTGGCCATGACAACGCGGGTTCCTGGCCGTCCTTGGGGGATTTGAACCTTCGCCCCAAGGGCGGTTTTTTTGCGCGCCTGGGGAGTCAACGGGAGCCCCCGGCCGCGGCCGTCTCGCGTTTCCTTTGGCGAGGTTGCGCCAAGGCCAAAAAGGGCCTATAGAGTCGAAGGTAAAATCCAATAATTGCGCACTTGCGCACTTTTGTGACAGTGCGCAAGTACCCCGAAAGTGCGCAACTTTTTCGAAAGTGCGTTTGTTTTTCAGTATTTGAAGTTCAATGGCAAAACCCAAAAAGTTGCGCACTTTCGAGGAGTTGCGCACTGCCGCGGCTAGGCCGGGCCGGGATCCAGGTCTTCGACCTTACCCCTTTCGTCTCTGTCCTTTAGCTCCAGGCCGTAGCGATAATGAACGCCATTCGAGGGGATGAGCGTGTACCCGCGATCACTAAGTTCTTGTCCGAAGAGCCTCTTGGAGAGGACATCTTTCTCTCCGCTCTCCTTGCACCAGTCCTGGTACCGGACATAGAGCTCGGTGGCTCTGACCCGGACCTTGTCGAAGAGGCATTCATTGGCAAGATGTGAAACGCAGCAGTCGGCCAGGAAGTCGGCCAGGACGTCCT